CGACATCGCCCCGCGCGCCGACCGAGCCCTACGGCGCGCCGGACTCCTGCCGGGGGTGATCTGGTGACCGCCGTACCCGCATGGCTGCTGCGCCACCGGATCACCATCGAGCCCTACCTCGGCGTAGGGGCGTACGGGCCCCGCTACGGGCCGCCCGTCGCGGACGTGCCCGCCATGGTCGCCAGCACCATCAAGCGGACACGCGACGCGACGGGCGCCGAGGTCGTTTCCACCGCGCAGATCATCGCCGCCCCCGGCCTCGACTGCCCGACCGGCTCACGCGTCACCCTGCCGGACGGGCGCACCACCGTCGTGATCAGCAACGCGCAGCACACCGCGCCGGGCCTCCCGGTGCCCGCCTGTACGGAGGTGATGTGCGAGTGACGCAGTCCGGTCCCATCCGATGGGACGGCGACATAGCCCTCGCCGCCATGCGCCAGGGCTCCGCCCTCGGCCTACGCCTCGCCGCCGAGCACGTCCTCGCCGTATCGCGCGGACGGGTGCCGATCGAGGAGGCCACCCTCGAACGCTCAGGCGTCGCCACCGTCGACGAGGCGAACCTCACCGCCGCCGTGTCGTACGACACCCCGTACGCGGTGCGCCAGCACGAAGAGTTGAACTACCAGCACGACGCCGGGCGCACCGCCAAGTACCTCGAACGGCCTCTCATCGAGGAGGCCGACACGGCAACCGCGCTCATCGCCGCACAGGTACGGAGGGCACTGCGGTGAGCTTTCTCGTCGACGTCGTCGACGGCCTCGCCCAGCTGCTCGCCGCGAACGGCGCCGGGACGTACCGGCCCGATGGCATCTACGCCGCAGGAGAGACCGCCATCACTGACACGGTGATGCCGGACGCCCCCGACCGCGTCATCTGCCTGACCGCCTACGCGGGAACCGAGTCTGCCGCCGTCACCGACACCACCGTTTCCGTGCAGGTCCGCACCCGCGCCGGCCAGGACCCGCGCGACGTCGCCGCCCTCGACGACCAGGTGTTCGCGGTACTGCACGCCGCCGGGCCGCTCGACCTCAACGGCCACCCCGTCGCGCTCATCTACCGCGCCTCGGCCGCCTCGCTCGGAGCCGACACCACCGGCCGGTTCGAGCGGACCAGCAACTACACCATCCGCGCCAACCGGGCGCATCCCAACCTTGACTGAGAGGAGCCGACACCGTGGCTGACATCGCCGCCGAGTCCGCAACCCTGCTCGCCCGCCGCTACCGGCTGGAAATCGACCTGTCGGCGACCGGCACCCCTTCATGGGCCGTCGTCCCGGGCATGTCCGAGTTCGCCCCGAAAATCGAGCCGACCGACCAGGACTCCACCGACTACGGGTCGGACGGATGGGGACAGGTCACCCGCACCAAGCTCACATGGTCGGCCGAGGCAACGTTCCTGCGCCGGGCGCACCCCACCACCAAGGCGTTCAACGCCGCTCAGGAAAAGCTCCGCCTCGCGGGCCGTTCGTTCGGCGCCCTGTCGTACGTGCACGTGCGGTGGTACGACCGCGACGGCCGCGACGGCGACAACTGGGAGGGGCTCGCGCTTGTGACGTGGGAGCCCGAGGGTGGCGACTCCGAAGAGCTGGAGTCCATCAAGGTCACGCTCACCGGCCACGGCGCGCCGACCGAGATCACCAACCCCGCCACGTAAGGAGAGTTCCACCCATGGCATTTGAAGCACTGGGCGAACTGCTCGACGACGAGCTGCGCCTCCCGCTCGGCGGGAAGACCTACCGCATCCCCGCCCCGTCGGCCGCGATCGGTCTGCGCACGCAGGCCATCATGCAGGCCGCCGCCATCGCCGCGGACGGCGGCCGCGTAGACGAGACCGTCCTCGCCGACGCAGCCGAACGCGACCTGTACGCGGACGTCCTCGGCACCGCGTACGACGAGATGGTCGACGACGGCGTGACGTGGCCGGCCATGAAACACGCCGCCATCACCGCCATGGTGTGGATCGTCCAGAACAAGGAACAGGCCGAACGGTTCTGGAACTCCGGTGGCGACCCAAATCGTCTGGCCTCGAACAGGCAGCAGCGCCGCAACCCGTCGGGTGCGGCGAGCTCGACCCAGTCTCGGGGCTCTACGAGTGGTACGAGTACCCGCCCGGCACGGCCCCGCGGAAAGGGCAAGGGCGCGCGCCGCACGTGAGTTGGCCGCAGATCCTCGACGAGTGGCCCATCGTCGAGGCCGACTTGCACGAGATCTACGGCGTGGACGTCGGCGCCCCCGGCCTGCTCGACACCCGTTCGTGGCGATGGCTACGGGTGCGCATCTATGGCCTGCTCTCGGCCGACTCCCGCCTGTCTCGACTCAACAACCCCCCACCCGAGCCACCGCGCCCCACGCGCGGCGGCTGATCCCGCGCGCACGCGCGGCCACAGACAAGGAGGTGGCCGCGCATGGCGCTTCAAGTGGGCGAGCTCGCCGCAACGATCAGTGTCGACGACAGCCAGGGCGCCGCCGGACTGCGCCGGTTCGAGGGGCGCCTCAGAACCACCGGAGACCGCGCCGTGTCCGACGCGGGCGACATCGGCCGCGACTCCGGCCAGGCCCTCGGCGACGGCCTCGCCGAGGGCGCCGAGGACGGCGCCGACCAGGCCGTCGAGGGCATGGGGAGCAAGCTGCGCGGATTCGCCGCCGCGACCATCGGCGCAGGCATCGGCGCGGCGCTCATGGAAGGCGTGGCCCAAGCCGTCGAACAGCAGCAGATCACGGCGAAGCTCGGCGCGCAGCTCGGCAAGACGCCGGCCGAAGCGAAGCGGCTGGGAGAGATCGCAGGCGACTTGTACGCGAACGCGATCACCGAGGACTTCCAGACCGCCGCGGACACCATCCAAGCAACCATGGGTTCCGGCCTGCTCCCGCCGGGCGCCACCAACGCACAGATTCAGTCCATCTCGACCAAGGTCGCCGACCTCGCGGGCACGTTCGACCAGGAGCTCGGCGGTGTGACGAACGCCGTGTCGCAGATGCTGCGCACCGGCCTCGCATCGAGCGCCAATGAAGCGTTCGACATCCTCGCGGCAGGCTTCACGACCAGCGCCAACAAAGCGGACGACTTGTTGGAGACGTTCAACGAGTACTCGACGCAGTTCCGGCGCGTCGGCCTCGACGGACAGACGGCCCTCGGCCTGATCGACCAGGCCGTGAAAGCGGGTGCGCGCGACAGCGACCAGGTCGCCGACGCCATCGGGCAGTTCGGCGAGCTCGCCCTGTCGAGCAGCACGGGCGTGCAGGAGGCGTTCGCCTCCATCGGGCTGAACGCCGACACGATGGCACAGAAGATCGGCAAGGGCGGCAGCAGCGCCGAGGAGGCCCTACAGCAGACCCTCGACGCACTGCGCGGCACCAAAGACGAGACAGTCAAGCTCAACGCCGCCACTGCCCTGTTCGGCGACCCGGGCACCGTCATGGGCGAGGCCCTGTTCGCGCTGGACCCGGCAACCGCGGCCGCATCGTCCGGCATGGACAAGGCCGCAGGGGCAACGGACCGGCTCGGCAAGAGCCTGCACGAGACGGCCGGGGCGCGCATCGAGCAGCTCAAGCGCGGGTTTACGCAAGGGTTCGTCGAGTTGCTCGGCAACACCGTCGTGCCCATCCTCGAAGTGTTCGCCAAGTACGTCACGAAGAACATTGCCGTGATCGGCCCGCTCGCCGGTGTCGTCATCGGCGTGGCCACGGCCATGGGCGTGTGGACCGTCGCACAGGCGATCTTCAACGCCGTTATGGCTGCCAACCCCATCGTGCTCATCATCGGCGCGATCATCGGCCTTATCGCCGTGATCATCCTCGCCTACCAGCACAGCGAGACTTTCCGGAACATCGTGCAGACCGCATGGGGCGCGATACAGGCCGTCATTTCCACGGCCATCGCCGGAATCGCCATCGCCATCAATTGGTTCGCCGGACTGCCAGCGATGCTCGCCGGTTGGTTCGGGCAGGCAGCAGACTGGGCCATCGAAAAGTTCGTCGGCCTGGTGCTGTGGCTGGTCGGCCTTCCCAACCGCGCAGTGATGGCCCTCGCAGGCCTCGGCGTATCCCTGGCCGGCGCAGCCCGTAAGGGCTTCACCGCCTTTCGGACCATGGCCGCGACGAAGGTGACCGACTTCATCGGGTGGGTGCGTGGTCTGCCCGGCCGCATCATGAGCGCGATCGGGAATCTCAACACGCTCCTGGCCGACAAGGGCCGCGACCTTATCCGCGGCCTGCTCAACGGCGTTCAGTCGATGGGCTCATGGCTGCGCTCGCAGCTGATGTCATTCGCCAAGTCAATGATCCCCGGGCCTATCGCGGACGCCCTCGGCATCCACTCGCCGTCGCGCGTACTCGCCGATCAGGTCGGCCAGTGGATCCCGGCCGGTATCGCCCAAGGCGCCGAGGACAACGCAGGCGTCATCGATCGCACCATGCGAAACCTGGTGTCCGTGCCCACCCCGGGCGCGGCCACGGCCGCCGCAGTAGCAGCGCAGGCCGGCAGGGCATCGGGCGGCGCGGTGGGCGGCGGCCGCATCGTCCTGGACGTCACCGGCGCGGACAGCGACATGAAGCGGCTCATCCGCCGCATGGTCCGCGTGGACGGCCGCGGCTCCGTACAGACCGCATTCGGCGCAGCATGAAAGGGGGGAACACGTGACGTTCCCGAATACTCCGTTGGACGTGCGGACCGAAATTCAGGTCGCCTCGACGTGGGTCGACATCACCCGCGACACGTTCACCCGCGACCCGATCACCATCGATCGGGGAGCGGCCGACGAGGCATCCACGACCGACCCGTCGCGCTGCTCGATGAGCCTCAACAACCGCAGCGGGAAGTACAGCCCGCGCAACCCCATGTCGCCCTACTACGGGCTGATCGGCCGCAACACACCCTTGCGGGTATCCGTGCCCGGTCCCGAGTCGTACCTCGCCCTGGACGGCTCCACATCGTCGTACGCCCGCACGCCGGACGTCGCCGCGCTCGACATCGTCGGCGACCTCGACCTACGAGTCGAAGCAACGGCCGAGGACTGGACCGCTGTCCAGAGTCAGTCCCTGATCGGCAAGTGGGACTCGACGGCCAACCAAAGGTGCTACCTGCTGCGCCTCGAACCCGGGTGGCTGACGCTCAACTGGTCGACGGCCGGGAGCGCCACCCTGTTCGTCTCTCGGCCCCTGCCCGCACTGCCGCGGCGGGCCGCACTGCGCGCCGTCCTGGACGTCAACAACGGGGCCGGCGGATTCACCGCAACGATGTACTGGGCACCGTCGATGGACGGCCCCTGGACCATGATCGATGTCCCGTTCACGGCCGCAGGCGTCACGAGCGTGTTCGCCGGTACCCCGCCGCTGGAGGTCGCCCCCATCGCCGCGTCGGGGGTAGCTCCCCTGACAGGCAGGGTGCACCGCGCCGAGGTCCGCAACGGCATCGACGGCCCCGTCGTCGCCGCCCTCGACACCCGGGCACTGACCCCCGGCACGACCGGATGGACTGATGCGGCCGGCCGTCTCTGGACCCTCGGCAGTGCGGCCGCGATCAGCGACCGCGAGTACCGGTTCACCGGCGAGGTCAGCACCTGGCCCCCGCGGTGGGACGTGTCCGGCCGTGACGTGTGGGTGCCGATCGAGGCGGCCGGGGTGACGCGCAGGATGGGCCAGGGGCAGAAGGGCCTCAGCTCGACGCTGCGCCGCCGTATCCCGTCCGCCCCGGCCCTGCTCGCGTACTGGCCGATGGAGGAGGGCCCCGCCGCCATCGCCAGCGCGTACAGCCCGGTGCGCGGTGTGAAGCCGTTGCAGTTGACCGGGGTCGATTGGGCCGCCGTCGACACCCTCGGCGGATCCTCGGCGCTACCCACCATCAAGAACCCCGCCACCCTCAGCGCCCGGGTGCCGACCACAACCACGACCGGTTGGCAGGTCGAAATGGTCTACAACCTGCGCACCCTGCCCACCACACAGACGGAGATCCTGCGCGTGCAGGTGGGCGGCGCCGCGATGCAAACGGCCGTCCTCTACGCGTCCACGGCCGGAATCCGGATCGAGGCCCGCGACCAGGACGACGCCCTGATCGGGGGCGTCACGTACAACGACCCGGGCGCGCTCAGCGCGTTCGTCGGAGTCTGGAACCGCCTTGCGTTCTACACCGGTAACGCGGGTGGCGGCCGCACCATGCTCCAAGCCACGTGGCGCGACGTCGTGACCAACATCCGCTGGTACGTATCGACGAACCCCATCACCGCACAGGGCCGTGTCGCCGGAGTCTCCGCCACCTGGGGAGCCGGTACCGAGGGGATGGGTATCGGGCACCTCGCCGTGTTCGCCACCCCGGGCACCGGGGTCGCAGGCTCGCCCCCCACCAGCACCATTTTCGAGGGGGCGGACAACGGATTCACGGGCGAGACGGCCCTCGACCGAATGCGACGCCTCGCCATCGAGGAGGCCACACAGGTCCACCTGTCCACCGTCGACGGCGACACGACCGCGGCCACCGAGCGCATGGGCCCGCAGCGCCCGGCCCCTCTCCTGTCCCTGCTCGAAGAAGCAGCAGGGACAGACGGCGGGATCCTGTACGAGAACCGCGACCGCCTCGGACTGATCTACCGCGACCGCACATCGCTCTACAACCAGCGCCCCGCCCTGACCCTGGACTACACAGCCGCGGGGGAGGTACCGCCGCCGCTGGAACCGACCGAGGACGACCAGCACCTACGCAACGACGTCACGGTCACGCGGGACGGCGGATCATCCGGCCGGGCCGTCCGCGAGGACGGGCCCCTGTCCGTACTGCCACCGCCGGCCGGTGTCGGCATCTACGACGAGGCGGTGACCCTGTCCCTCGGCGACGACACGCAGCCCGAGCGGCTCGCCGCATGGCGCATGCACTTGGGCACGTGGGACGAAGCCCGGTATCCGACGGTCACGGTGTGGCTGCACACCGCGCCGCATCTGATTCCCGACGTCCTTGCCATGGACATTGGCGACCGTCTCACCATCGCCAACCCCCCGCCGTGGCTGGCACCCGGTGCGATCGATCAGCACATGCGCGGATACACCGAGACCCTCGCCCCGTTCACGTGGACCATTACGCAGAACTGCACGCCCGCCGGGCCGTGGTCGGTGGGCGTGGTCGGCAGCCCGGTGAGCCGGGTGGACACGGACGGATCACAGCTCGCCGCCGATGCAACCCCGTCGGCGACGACATTGTCGGTGGCAACCACGGTCGGACGGCCGTGGGTAACTGACCCCCGCGACTACCCGTTTGATCTCAGGGTGGGCGGCGAGGTTGTCACCGCCGTGGCGGCCGGCCCCGTTCTCGGCGACAACCCCTTGTTGCTGTCCGACCTCACCGGCTGGTCGGGACTCTCGGCGACGATCGCCTACGACACCACCGTCGTGCACCGCGCCGCAGGGGCGACCGCCTCAATGCGGGTGACGGGTACGGGCGCAACATCCGCGTCCGCCCCGCAGGCCGTCAACACGGCTGTCGGCAGCATCACCCCCGGCGCCTCGTACACGATGTCCGGGTGGGTGTACTCACCCGTCGCGTGGTCCGACATGAGGATCGTCACCGACTGGTTCGACGCCGCGAATGTGGCTCTCTCAACCTCCCCGTCGGTTCCGATAGCCGTACCCGCCGGTCAGTGGACGTTCATCACGGTGACTGCCACCGCCCCAGCTCTGACATCACGGGCCCGGATCCGTGCCCGCATCGGGGCGTCCCCGGCACTGACCGATGTCTCGTACTGGTGGAATCTCCAACTCCGCCCGGACGCCTCGGTGTCCACGTCCAGCCCGCAGACGATGACCGTGGTCCGTTCCGTCAACGGCATCACCAAGCCGCAGACCAAGGGCACGCCCGTGAGCCTTGCCCACCCCACCATCGTCGCCCTTTAGGAGGAGCCCATGCCAACTGCCTGGCTGCCAGGAATGATCATCACCGGGGACCGACTCCTGGGGGACCTGATCGAGTGGCAAGACCTGCCGATCAAGGGCGCCGCCTCCGACGGCGCACCCGGGCAGTCTCTGCACCGGATCCGCAGACACCCCGACGGACAGGTTGAACTGCAACTGGACGTCGCCATCAACACCACCACGAGTGCGGCTATCGCGACGCTACCGACATGGGCGCGGCCGAGCACGGGACTGCGCCGAAGCGCACCAGCGACGAACTCGGCCAACGCCACGTTGAACGCGCACGTGGACCTGTCCACGACCGGTGACGTAACCCTGTTCGCCCTCACGGCGAACCTGGCCAGCATTACGTGGCTCTCCATCCACATCACGTACACCCCGTAAGAGCCCACACCCCGCCCGCCCCGCGCCCTATGGCCGGGGCTTTTTGCATGTCTGGAGACACCACCATGGCAACACCGCTCACCGCGGCTCGGTTCCTGTCCGCCCTGCGCGGCGCGGACGTCGACGTCGTCGAGGTCGGATCCTGGCGCACCCACAACAGGGCCGGACACGGGGCGTGGGGCCCCATGCACGGCATCATGATTCACCACACCGTGACGTCGGGCGTCGCAAGCTCGGTAGCCATCTGCCGCGACGGCCACAGCGACCTTCCCGGCCCGCTCTGTCACGGCGTAATCGACAAGGCCGGGACCGTGCACCTGGTCGGCTACGGGCGCGCGAATCACGCCGGACTCGGCGACGATGACGTACTCGCCGCCGTCATCGCCGAGCGCGCCCTACCGGCCGACAACGAAGCCAACACCGACGGCAACGCACGGTTCTACGGCTTCGAGTGCATCAACCTCGGCGACAACAAGGACCCGTGGCCCGAGGCACAGGTCGAGGCCATAGCCCGCACCGCCGCGGCTATCTGCCGCGCGCATGGATGGGGCGCCGAGTCCGTCATCGGCCACAGCGAGTGGCAGCCCGGCAAGATCGACCCGCGCGGCCCGATCGGCAAGACCGGCGGGCCCGCACTCACCATGGGGAAGATCCGGGCCCGCGTCGCCGAGCTGCTTGACGCGAAGGCACCGAGCAAGCCGTCGACCCCGAGCAAGCCGCCGAAGCCCACGCCGTACACCCCGCCGAAGTTCCCGGCCGGCCTCGCCCCGGGCCGTACGAAGCCGTCGGCGCGGAGCTTGCAGCGCGCGCTGAAGGCCGCCGGATACCTCGCCAAGAGCGTGCCCGAGGCCGACAACTACGGCCCGCAGACTCAGGCCGCCGTCGCCCGCTTCCACAACGCGCACACGCAGTACCGCGCCGCCGGAAAGCAGCACGATCCGGCGATCGGCCCCAAGGGTTGGGCCGCCCTGTTCCGCCTCGCCTACGGCAAGTAGCCGCCCCACCGCCCCGGCACCGCGCCGCCAAAAACCTCGAGTTTTCTCGTCAGCCTGACGACAATGCTCGAGCATTCGACACCGCGCCGCCGGGGCGCACCCCGCCCATCCGCACCCCGAACCGAGGTCCCCCCATGACCCCCGCCAACAAGCGCACCATCCGCACCGCCATTCAGGGCGTCGTCGGTTTCGCGCTCGCCCTGCCCGCGATCGTTGCCGCGTCCGGCATACCCGAGTCCCTGCCATGGGTCGCGGGTGCCGTCGCCGTATCCGCCGGCCTCGCCCGCATCATGGCCCTGCCCGCCGTCGAGCAGCTGCTCGACCGCCTCGGCCTCGGCCTGGTCGACGACGTCGAGGACGGCAGCGAGTGACCGAGCCGAACGACTCGACCGCGGCCGCCGTCGCGGTCGCCCTCGCCGAGCTGCGCGGGACCATGGCCGAAGGATTCGCCACCGTCAACGGATCGCTGGCACTACTCGCCCAGCGCGGCGACCAGACCGACCGACGCCTCGAAGACCACGAGCGGCGCCTCGACGCCAGCGAGCGGGGCGAGACGGAGCGACAGAAGCGGGACACGGCACGCCTCGACGCGTTGGAGCGGGCCCGGTGGCCGATCCCGTCCGTGGCCGCACTGGTCGGCGTGTCCGGCCTTGTCGTATCCCTGTGGCGGTAGCCCGCCGAGCAGCAGCACAACGCCCCCCGTACGGCCATGCGCGGCCGTACGGGGGGCGCCTTTCGCGTATCCGGGGTCAGGCGTCGGGCTGGTCGATGCCGATCTCGTAAGCGATCTCCCACCGGATATCGGGTACGACGATGTCTGCGGTCTCGACCGGTCGCCCGTCGGTGGCGTAGTAGGTTCGCTCGACTTCAGTGATCAGGTCGCCGACCGAGATGCCGAGGAGGTTGGCCTGTTCCTGCGACGCGCGGGCCGGGCGCGGCACTTCGACGGCGGTCTCGATGATGACGCCGATTGACCGCATGCGTTCCACCACGCCAGCACCCGCGTGCGGGCCCATCTCGGGCAGCACGACCGGGGTGCCGTCCGTGATGGCCATCGGCTCCCAGCTCTCGGAGAGTTGGACAGGGAGGCCGTCGGCAAGGAACTCGTAATTCGTCACGACGCAGAGGTCGCCCGGTTCGATGGCCAACCGTTCCGCGATGTGTGCCGGTGCTGGGGTGCGGGCTGCGCTGCGCGACTCCCATGTGCCAGCGCGGCCCTGCTCTTTCATGTCGGCACGGAACGGGGACCCGCCGCGGCGTTCGCGGTGACGGGAACGGACCATGCGCAGGCGTTCGCGTGGCCGGCGGACGTACGTGCCGGATCCGGCGCGGCCTTCGAGGATGCCCTCGATGATCAGGCGCTCCATCGCGCGCTGGGCAACGGACTGGCCGACGTTGTACTCCTCGGCGAACCGTGCGCGGCTGGGCAGCTTGTCGCCTACCGCCCACTCGCCGCCTTTGATGCGGGCGCGCAGAGCGTCGGCCACCTGCAAGTAGGGCGTTTCCCGTGGCATATGCGCAGCTCCGAGCATTGTCCGTCGACGTTGACAAAGCTAACCCATCAGGTCGAAGCTGAATACTCAGCATCACGAAAAGTGACAGGCTGATCACCAGGGGAGTGCTATGTCAGTCGTGCCTCCGCGTGCCGTTGCCCTCGCGGGCATGCTCGCCGCCGCGACCGGCAACGAGCCAAGAACCACCGCGACGGCCACCAGCGTTCGCGTAGAGGCCGACCTCCCCGACGAGCTGACAGCAACCAGGCGCACCACCATCCTCACCGCCCTCGCGGCTGCGGACCGGTACGGGCACGACCGCACCGAGGCCAGCGACACCGTATGGGCCGAGCTCGACAGAGAGGCAGCGCAGTGACCACGACGCAACCGACCCAACCGACGGACACCGCGTACCGAACGCTCATCGGGCACACGGTCACCTGTGCCACCTGCCGCGCTCGCGCCGCCTGCCCCACGGCTGCCCGGCTCAATCGCGCATGGCGGGCGGCGCGGGGATGAAGACCGAGTCAACCGACGTCATCACGCACGTCTGCTGGGACCTGGACCCGAAGACCGGGGCGCGCTGCCGAAAGGACCCCCACCACAAGGGGGACGAGCACTACGACCCGCACACTCGGCCATCGTGGGACCACCCCGGGACCACGTGGCGTAGCTGATCTCCCGCGCGCACCCGAGGCCGGCGGCGGTCAGGGTGCGGGCGGGGCTCCACGCCCCCGATCATCTGCCCCCGTCAGATGGTCGGGGGTTTCTGCATGTCAGGCTTGTAGGTGGCGGGCCGCCCCGGGGCAGGAGCGGCCCGACCTTGCCTCACTCGGAGCGAGCACGGGGGAGAGTGTTTTAGACACACTCACGCTGGTCACTGTGATCAAAACACTCTCCCCTTATGCGTGGGCCCGTGCCCCACTACTCGGCCCACGGGTCCGGCTCCCACACAGGATGCACCACGACCTTTGTGCCGTCCTCGGTGCGTACCAGTGCCACCCGTCGCGCAAGCTGCTTGAGTAGGCCGTTTCTCCCGCGCGTGTCCAGCGTCGGCCACTCCGCGACCGTGCCGACCAGCAGAGGCACATAGTCGGCGCGGTGCGGGGTGGTCTCGACGGTAGAGACCCGTTCCAATGCGGCCTGCGTCGCCGCCTGCTTCTTCCGGATGAGATCGCGGGCGGCCTCATACTCGCCCGGCTCGAATTCGTCCGGGTCGGCTGCGCGTTGGGCCCGCAGGTTGGCGAGGGCGGCGGCATGTTTGTCGACCTCGGCTTGCAGCCTGGCACGGTCGAGCGCGGCGGCGGCGCGGTGGTCGCGCTGCTCGATGCGCTGCTGAGGGATGCTCGGCGCGGTGTCGATTCCGGGGGCGGCCTCCTTGGCGAGCCACTTCAACACCTCGGCCTCGACGTCTTCGCGCTTGACCCATACTCCGTCACAGCCGTGGGCGGCCTGTACCGCCCGCCGGCCGCATGTGTACGAGTAGCCGAGGACGTTGGTCGGAACGTCGTTGATGACGCGCACGGCAGAGTTCGCGGGCGTCGTGCCGCGGCACTGCCCGCACCGGACAAGGTTGGTCAGCATGTACGTGGCACGGCGGGCCCGCGGCGGTGTGTTCCGCACCTCCTCGCGGCGGTCGCGGTACTGCTGCCACAGCTCGGCATCGATCAGTTCCTCTTGCGCCCCAGGGACGAACAGGCAGTTTTGACAGTTGTTGCGCGTCTCTGGGTTGCACAGGCACTTTGGGTCATGGATGCGGAGCAGGCCTGCGGCAAATCCGGAGTCCATGTACCGGATCAGTGTCTGTTCGGACCACAGCCCGCCGCGTACCGTCCGGTGGCCGGCCGCGTTGAGCTCGCCGACGAGCGAATAGAACGCGTCTCCGTCGGTGTACTGCCGGTATCGGTCGGCCATGACTGGCCCCGTTTTCGGGTCGGCTAGGTATCTCTCCTCTTGCGTGGTCCAGCCCCCGCGGCCGTCGGGGAGTCGGCGGGGGTGCCAGATGTAGCCGAAGCGGGGGCGGCCGGTGGCGGGCAGGTGCAGTTTGTAGCGGCGGTGGTCATGGGTCTCCTTCCACTGCTCGCCGCGCACGTCGGATTCATATGCCGCGAACTCGAACAGGATCCCGCGTTGCAGTCGGCCGGTCGCCGTACGCGCGTCGCCCTCCTCGGTCGCAGACTCCAGCGTCCCGCCCGCGTCCTCAAGGCGTTTGAGGTTGACGGCGATACCGTCGCGGCTGCGGCCGAAGCGGCTGTATTTCCATACGGCGATGCCGCGCGCCTCGCCGTCCTCAACGCGCTTGATGGCGCCCATGATGCGCCGCTTGAAGTTCCGGCCGGTGGCGTCGAGGTCGGTGATGAACGGTTCGAGCAGGCGGCGCCCGGTGCGCTTTGCCCACGCCCGTAGGGCTGCCTCTTGCAGCTCGGGGCTGATCTTCTCCTCTTTCCACGTGCTCACCCGGATATAACCGAGCCAGGGCTCGCCGTCCTCATCGGTCGGCAAGCCCTGGAACGTGCTTGGCACGTGCTGAGTTGGTCCTGCTGTCACGTTGCGTTCTCCCGTTGACGTCGTGCCGCGTCGAACTCAACGACGGTGCTCGGCGCGGTGAATTGGGCGTCGTGCTGAACGATGGCCTTCACGAGTGCGGCGCTGTCGGCGTGCGCCACGCGTGACGTGATGTATTCGTTCAGTGCCCGGTAGCCGTTGACCACGGTGGCGATGACGCCGATGGCGGTCGTGGTGGTACCGGTCTGGATGACCAACCCGACCCGTCTGTCCGTGAGTACACCGGTGATCAGGATGGTGAGGCCGATCAAGAGAAGTCCGGCGGAAAGCGCGGCAGTCAGGTACAGGGTTGTGCGTGATGACACGGGTGGACCTTCCTAGGTTGCGCTCTCCCCCTTTGCGCGGAGGGCGCGAATCATGCTGAGGACTGCGATTTGGTCGGCCTCTTCGGTCACGCCGAGGGCCGCTAGCGCTTCATGTGAAGAGATCTTCGTCGGGGTTTGCGCGTCGGACTCGTAGAGCTCTTCGAGTGGCAGGAGGCCGGCGCGCGCGAGTAGCGGCATTACCGGGACTTCGAGTGTCTTGGCGACTGCGAGGAGCGTGCGGGCGTCGGGTGACCCTGCGTCCCGCAGGAGTCGTGAGACCGTCGCGACGGGGATGCCGGAGGCTTCGGCGAAGCGCGCCCGGCTACCGCGCTCTTCTAGGTCGTACCCGCGGCGCGGGAGGGCCCATCCGAGCCACTCGCCGATGCTCGCCGTCAGGGGCGGCTCTGGTCTTGTCATGCGGGCAATGTATCGCGCATGAACGGTTTTTTGACAGGTGCGCACAGATTCCACACATGCCGAGGTCCCCCCTCGCCCGCTTATCCAGTAGTTGCACGTACAACTTATCGCACACATGCTCGATTGAGCACGCTTCTTTCACATTCTCATTACGAAGCCTCGTACCTCGCACACATCGGAGTCAACCCCTCCACTTGGTCGTTCCATGCGTGATCGATACGTGTTATGTTTCATCCGTGATCGATACACGATCGCTCATGAATCAGCGAGGTACCGCCGTGCCGTTCAACCCCCGCCCCCTGCGCGCCGCCGCCGCCGAGCTCGGCGACAACACCGCCGTCGCGATCGCCGCCCGCCTCAACTGCCCTTACGCCACTGTCCGTCGGTGGACCAGCGGCCGAGGCATCCCCGCCGGCCCCGCGCTCGCCGCCATCGAGCGCACCTACGGAGTCACCCCCGCCGCCCTGTTCCCCGCAGACACCGCGGACGCGGCATGACCGCCCCCACGGTCACCCGCGAGCAGGCGTTCGCGAACGCCCGCCGCGTCCTCGACGCCGCCCGCGCCCGCCGCGACGCCGACCGCGCCGCCGGACGCCTCGCCCCCGAGGTCGAGCTCATTTGCCGCCG